GGCGAGGTGGCTGAACTCCTTCAGCTCGATAATATGCCCGTAGAACGTGCCGCGCTTGCACTCGGCTTTCAGCAGCGCGGCGGTATCCTCCGCTTCGAAAAGCAAATGCTTTCCGGCATAGTTGACATACGCAACGATCTCGTAGGTTGTGTTCGGCTCGCCGTACCGCTGCAGATACGTCCGGCCGTCCAGCGTCTGCCATTCGGTACGGATGACAGACTGCTTCTCCTCCAATGTAATAAACCGGGTGATATCGGTCACGGTATCTTCATTCCTCAAAAGCGCCATATCAGGCAAGCACCTCCTGCCGCAGTTCGCCGACCAGGAAGTCGACGACTTTGGTCATGACCCCTTCGTCGTTGACGCCCTCGATCCGGATCGTGCCGGTATGCTCGACGATCCGCTTGGCAACGCCTGCCAGCAGGTTTGCTGTTTTCGACGGATAATCCGCATTGACGTCAAGATCGAAGTTGGTCGGAATGGCGTTTGTGATATCCTTTTCCACGCCGGCCATGGCGTCGGTGAACCCGGTTCCTAAGCCAAGTCCCATGTTCTCGCCGATTCCGGCGAACACAGTCGACGGGCTGTGAATACCGAGCACGCTCTTTGCGCCGTCGACAACGCTTCGAAACAGGCTGCCGATCTTGTCCTGAATCCACTGACCCATGGACTGGATGCCTTGCCACAAGCCCTGCACGATGTTCTTGCCGATCTGGGCAACCGAGGATACAGCCTTGGAGATGCCGCTTGTAATGGAGGAGACGACCTGCGGCATGGTGGAAGACAGCTGCGGGATCGCGCCAACGATTCCCTGGATCAGCGCCCCGATCGCCTGCACGCCTACATACAGAATCTGAGGCAGGTTTTCAATGAAAAACTCCACGATCGCCGTGATCAGCTGCGGCAGCGCTTCGACCAGCGCGGGCAGCGCATTCACAATCCCTTCGATCAGGCCAAACAGGATCGACATGCCTGCTTCGATGATTTGATCGATATTCGATAGCAGCGACGAAACGATCAGGACGACCGCTTCCACGATCGCGGGGATCAGCTCGGGCAGTGCTTGACCGATTCCGTCCACCAGTGCCAAGATTAGCTGAACCGCTGTATCCACCAGTAACGGCAGATTATCGACAATCGCCCAGATGATCGTCATGACGGCGTCGACCGCGACCGGGATCAGCTCCGGCAGCAGCTGGATCAGCATATTGAGCAGTTGCTTGAAGATGGAGGTCACGGTACCCAGTATCGAGGGCAGCAGCGTGGAGATCTCCGAAAATACTGCATCCAGCGCTTCCGGCAGGGCCTTTACGATGTTCTCCAGTACCGGAGTCACGTTCGTCATGACGGTCTTGAACGCGTCGATCATATTTCTCGTCAGCGATTGTGTATCCGCTTCGGCGTTGCCAAGGCCTGCTACCCACGACGATGCGGCCGCTTTCATCATGCCAATGGAGCCCGTGATCGTTTCCGAGGATTCGCGTGCGAAGTTACCGGCGTACTGCTCCGTGTTCTCAAAGAACATTTGCATGGCGACTTCGGCTTTCTGCGCCTGTGTCGCCGAACTCCAGGTAAAGTCCAGCCCCTTGGCAACGGCATATGCCTGTATGCTGGTTGCGTTCATGGCGACGCCAAGGTTGTCCATCATGGTGAAGTTACCCTTGGCTGCGCCGGTAACCGCTTCCAATGCAGCGGAAGTGTCGATACCCATAACGGACGCCATATCCGCCGCGCGCTGCATGGCCTTTTCGGTCAGTTCCAAGCTCGTCTGCTGATCGACGCCGACGCCCTGAAATAACGCGCCCATCTTATTGGCGGTGGCGAGATACTCGCTCTGCGAAACGCCGAGATTTTTGTAGGCGTCCTCGCCGGTCTTCTGAATGGAGGCGGCGTACTCGCCAAACACGGCCTCGGACCCGCCGAGATTCTGCTCCAGTTCCCCGAACTGTTCGACGACCGCTTTACCGAGCTGATATGCCACGGTACCCGCCGCCACCAGAACGGAGCCCATGGCAGCGCCGACGCCCTTGAGGACACTGCCGAGCTTTTCAAAACGTGCCTTCGCACGATCCGACTGATCCGCGGCGTCCTCAACTTCGTCGCCGAAACCGTCCGCCTTTTGTTCCGCGTCCTGGAACTCATCGCCGACGCCGTCTATAGCTTTCTCGTTATCCTTCAGCTCGCGCTCCATATTGTTGAGTTCGGCTTCCGCATTATTCAGCTGCACGGTCCACTGCTGTGTCCGTCGGTCGTTTTCACCGAACGATTCCGCCGCATTCTCCAGCGCGCGCCGCAGCAGCTCGATCTTTTCCTTCTGTTCCGATATCTGACGGTTCAGCGCTTCGTTACGGGATGTGAGCGCGGATACGCTGCGATCCTGTTTGTCGAACCGGGATTCGACGAGCTTCATTTCGGAGCCGAGCACTTTGAATTGCTGGTTGATATTTTTCAGCGCGGCTTTGAACTCGCGTTCGCCTTCCACGCCGATCTTTAGGCCGAAATCTGCATTGCCCATGTGCTAAAGACTCCTTTCTGAAAAATGAGCGCAAAAAAAGAACGGCCCGTAGGTCGTTCCTTTGATGAATTTTCAATCAGTTATAAGAGACTATCTGTTTGAAGCAAACTGGCCTTTACTCTGCCACGAATGTCAATTTGCATTGCAATTTGCATGGTTTTTTGATATTTTGAAGAAAACGCATAAGGCGAGTAACAACTCCTTGATAATGGTACAGAAATCACATACATAGTAGTTCTACAGAGCAAGGATCTTTCTAGGATAGGAAAATTTCTTGGATTATTGAAGCTATATCAACAACTTATTTAAAAAGAAAAAAGAGGATTCATCCAATGAAAAAGGCACTGCTCGCATTGCTAGCCCTGCTGCTGCTCGCTTCAATAGTGGCATGCGGCACACAGACTTCGACAGAACAGTTACCAACGCCTACGCAGACAGAAACGGCGACGACTAACGTTGTAGCCTTTGCCGACCCAGCGCTTGAGGCGATAGTGCGTGATACTATGGGCAAGCCCAGCGGTGATATCACCGTTGCTGAAGCGAAAACGGTAACAAGCTTGAGCCTCGCTTATGCGGAATGGCAGAAATATGTATCGGAAAAAGAACCGATAAGCAGTATCGCCGGATTAGAGAGCTTTACAAACCTCGAAAGCCTTGATTTATCCGGCAACGCAATCACCGATCTTACGCCTCTGTCAGCTCTGACCAACTTAAAAGCATTGATACTCACCGGCTGCACGGCAGAGGACTATACTCCGCTTGCCAGTTTGACCAATCTGCGCGTTTTACTTCTGGATCATTCCACAATTGCAGACCCCACGCCGCTTTTGGCGCTCTCCAACCTAAATTGTCTGTACCTTGAGGGTAGCCAGATTATGAATTACTTGCCGCTTGCGGATATACGCGCAAACCTCGAACTTGCCGATTTTGAGGTGCCGTCCACTCTTGCCGAACTTGGCTTTACCTTCAACGATGCTGACAACCTAGCGTTGTATGAAACGGACATATATGACATACGCATCAATCATGTCGAATGGGGTGATCCGCCGCAGCAAGATTGGCAGAACTGCATTCGTGTGGTTATCGTGACGGAGAGCGGCTATAAGAATGCCATCGGTTTCTATCCTGTGCATAACGCCTATGTCGCGTGGTTGTTTAATCCAGACACTCAGGGAAATTATACCTATATCTATGATGTCGCGGAAAACAGCTTCGGTTGTGATGACCGTGCAAGTATGGAAGCAATTGTACGGGAGGCGTTTGGCGATGTGAACGATGAGGATGTACTGCTTACCCCCTTTGTATACTTTGACAATCTCATTCAAGAGGCGTTAGGAATCCCTATCGACATTCTGTGTACCATGCCCTATGACGAAAGCATTGCGCTGCAATCCCAGGATGCAATCAGCACGGATTCATCGGAAGAAACAACCGATCAACCTGCGCAACAACCAACAGTAATCGGAAACGGCAACGCCGCGGCCAATCTGTTCATGGATCTGGAGGATGCAGGAGCGGGCTTGGTCGCACGGGATGGCGCCTCCCTCTATTTCGGAAATCCGAACGATGGATACCGTCTCTATGCGGCTGGGCAAAACGGAGACTCGGACTTGCGGAATCTGCTCGATATCAGCATCTCGTACGTCAATGTGGTCGATCAAACCATCTATTACTGCGATACGAAAGACGATTACTCCATCTGTTCCGTCGGCGTCGATGGCCAGAACCAGCAGAAGCTTGCCAACGGCCACTGCAAAGACCTTTCCTATCTGGACGGCTGGCTGTATTATCATACGGCGAGCGGCATTTTCCGGTTACCCGCCGAGGGCGGCGAGTCGGAGGAACTGCTTTCCGGAAAATTGCGCTGCGTCTATGCTTATAGCGACTGTGTCTATTACATGGAGGACAACGAGGGCGGCGGCTTATGGCGTATTTCACTCGGCGACGGCGAACTGCAGCCGCTCCTGACCGACCATCACACATTATCTTTTGCCATACAGGATGATCTGCTTTACTGCTTGATCGATGGTGGCGACAGCGTAGACGTGATCCGCATGAATCTGGACGGAACAAATCAAACAGAAGTTTATTCGGTACACGAAAAACTCGACGCGATCAACATCAGCGGAGATCACCTTCTTATCCTGAAAGACTCCGGCGACGGCGTGCACAAAACGATGCTCATATGGAACCTGGATCAAAATAAAGCGGAAACAACAATCGACGATCTTGCGTTTTCAGCAGCCTGGTGCTTTGATTCGGATGTATACTACATTACCGACAGCGGGCTGACCCGGCTGAATCTGGGCAGTGGGAAGCGCGTGCTCATAGGCAATTAAAATTCGATAAATCTGCGCCGGTACAACTGTTTCAGCACTGTTCCCCATCTTCGATTTTGCGCCCCTCTTTGGCTGCTTGTAAATCTCCCACTATTCAGGCAGAGCGCTAAGCGGCATCAGTCCATTCTGATGCTCGGTCAATTTTCAGGTCATCGGCAATAATCGATCTGAAATTCTTAGTATGTTTTTTGAGTTTTTGCCGATGCAGGCAAGCCGGCATAACACATGGTTATATCCCGAGAGGAATAATATCGTCTATTCCATAGTCCGTCTTCGCTTTCGCCAGCCCATGAAACTGCTTGTAGATTTCCCACTGGTCAAGCAGAGCGCCAAGCGGCATGAGCCAGACTTCGAGCTCTGTTCGGCCCAGCAGGGTTACGCCGTAAAATAGCAACCGGGCGAACGTTTCTTCATCGTTCACCCGGCTGGCGCGTTTTTTTCCGGCTGCGGCTCGCTTTCTACATAGCGCTTCGTCCCCCGTAGCATGGAATCCATGATTGCATCCTTGTATTCGGCCAAATCCGTCGGTGTGGTCAGAAGCTCGATCTCTTCCTCAGTCAGCGGCTCCTGTTTGTCCTCCGGATACTGGAAATTGTGAATCAGGATACTTTGATTCGCCAGAAGCGCGATCAGCCAGATCAGTTCATCCAACGCCAGCTCGAAGTTCTCCGACTTCATGAGCTTGTCGCCGAGGTTCGCCAGTCCGCCGTAGCGCTTGGCGATCTCCTTCGTGGCTCGGGTCGTAAGGATCAGTTGGTATTCTTTTCCCGCTATCGTAATAGATGCGGCACGTTCGTTATCCATATGATCCCTCCGTTATTCCGCAGCCGCAAAGGTCGGCTCGTACACTTCCGTATACCAACCGGTGATCGTCGCCGGCAGCACACCCGTATCATCTTCGTTTACTTCGGATAGTGATAGGTAAGCCCCTGATATACTCTCAGGCTTTTCCCCCACTTCACACCGTGCATGAAAGTTTCCAATCACACGGCGTTCCATCGATTTGTCAGTATCTCCGCTTATTCAATCAAACCTCAAGAATTTTGCTGTTGTGGATTGTGTTTGTCATCCAATCACGGGGGCCAGGTTGGCTTTCTCGCGCAGCGTGTTCAGTTTTGCGAGCTGCGCTTTAGTCAGACACAGAATTTCTTGATATTTTCCTATGACATCGGGATTTGCGGCGTGTATTAGACGATGAATATCGTCTAATACCAATACCAAGTTATCATACTTATCATCGCCACCTTGTTCCCGCGGAACTTTGTGGTGACAATGAATTTCCGCCGTCGTTTGAAACTCTCGTCCTGTTACTGCACATTTTCCCCATTGCGCGGTGAAGCGGGATATACGGTTGTCTGCATATTCCGCACTTCTTCCATTTAGCGGGTGTCGCATAAGTGCAAGCATTAAGGGTACATTCACACGTAAATTGTCGTGTAATCCCTGCCTGCCTACAACCGTATAGCAACGAACGCTCGTTTTTTTGCACATAGGGTTTTTGTGCGAGATTTTCCCGATTGGGTAAATTGGTTCTTCGCTTCCTGCGACATATCGCCACATTGCCGTATTACCGTATCGTTCCCTTTCGTAGTCCGTGAGTTTTCGTCCCGTTCTGACTAGCCTATTTCCTTTATCGCTTGCAAGCCTGTTGGTCAGCACTGTCATGACTGCACGTTGAAGTAAGCCACAGTCCAAATTGACATTCGTAGCTATACGGTAGTAATTCTGGATCCCCATTACCATTTCGTTATAGAGAAC